CGATTTTCATTAACTCAATTATTTGTTCGTGATTGTTTTTCATGATTTAACTATACTCGATCTTGCGCCGAAGCGCAAGATCTTTTTTACTTTTTTATCTCATCCAAGGCGCGCGATTGTTCACGCCATACCTGTCATCTCTAGCCTCCTCTAACGCAAGTAATTCTTCGGCCTCTTCACGTTCCATCATCTCGATGACTTCGCCCTCTGAGATTATATCGCCGTCTTCATCCATAAAGCTATCGCCATTTACTGGCTTCAGATTTTTGTCCTCTGCAAACTGATATAATTCCTTCTCGAATTCTGATAACTCAAGACCTTCTAGTGAATCTATTTTAATTTTTTCCATGACTAAGTTTACTCTACTTTTTATTTAAACGCAAGATCTTTTTTGTTTTTTTTTACGATTCTCTGCCGTCGATCATTATGCTATTGATTTCCTTTTGTGGCAGTTCCTCGCCCATCGCATCGGTCCAGTACTTAGATGACACGAACCCAATTGCGGATGACTTAAGGCGACCCATTGCCGCCTTAGCTTCTAGGTATGCAAGCGAACCGCGATCTAGAAAGAGACGCTTGCCATAGTTCTCATGACCGACTGGGAAGATGTGAGCTTTCGCGTAAAGTACGCAGTCTTTGTTCTTGATGATATTTGATTTAGTGTTATTTTTCATGTTTATACTATAGCACAGATTAAGTTAAAAGTCAAGAGAAAAAGTGTTTTTATTTTATTTTTTTATATGCTCAACTTGTTGAGCATAGGAGACCAATCGCGGGTTACCATGTCGGCCAAGCTCTCGCTTATGTCATCGATGGAGTCGATGGCAATTTCTTGCTCACCGCCGTCTTGATCCATACCCCACACAAACCCATTTTCAAAGTCTGTATCTACCACGACAAACCACTCACCACGCGCAGTGAACTCAACTCCATTACCTAAACGATTTATTAATTCTTTATTTTTCATGCTGTAAGTATAACACAGAATCGCACAAAAGTAAAGCTTTTTTTACATTTTTTTTTATTTTTTTTTCTTAATATTTTGCTTGACAAGTACCCTACCCCATTTCTAGAAAAAACTTGACAAGATATACGTAGCAAGTCGCGGGGGGTGTCCGAATTCAATTTCTAAATCACGTTCGCCGCATGAATATTTTTCATGGTAGCGTGGGCTGAGCAGAGTGTAAAACACTGTGCCCCATGCACAAAAAGAAAAAACTAATTAAGGAAACTAGAATGCGCCGAAACAAAGTTCGGTTTGAGCGTTACTATGTTGACGGAGAGGCGAAGTTTTTAATTTGCGCCCAAGGGCCGCATTATTATGTATGGAAGCGAGTAAACGCAGATTACTATATGGCGAAGGAGGCTTTTTATAGATATAGATTTTTTGTCTGGTTTATTGATTTATTTAATGATTTTTATCCTATCACAAGAGTTATATGTTTGTTGATGAATAAATTTATATAACCCCCCCTTTTTTTGTAAAAAAATGTAAATCGGGGGCAATTTTAATTTTATTGTTTAAAAAAATAATCAGGGCGTATAATTTAGTATGCCACTTGATTTAATCACAAAGTATGTCCCATTAGTAGCTGGGATTATGTATACATTTGTTGCTACTGCTTATTTCCTAAAGAAAGAGTATGGTTGGGGTATAATCTGGATATCTTACGCTACGGCTAATTTTGGGCTTATAGTAGTTGGTAATGAATAATAAGTGTAATAAACTGGGATGAGTTTATTATATAGTGAGGTTCCTGTTTATGTGGGCGCGGCAAACGCTACAACCATAACAGAGAGTTCTGCTTATGTCCCAGTTTTGGATGCTAATGTAAATTTTGGCGCACAATTAGTTGGGAAAAGGTTTTTGGGGCAGAGTGTCACATCAACTGACCAATTTAAAACAGCTGGCCCTCGTGAAGTATCAATATCTATAAATGCCATATTAGATCCATTTGCTGATTCTGCCTTTGCATTTGCGAAATCTAGTAATCAGGATGCATTTTTTCCTATAAGAATTGGAAATAATATATATCAGCAGTGTTTTTTAAGTGATTTTAGCTTATCTGTTAATAATTTCGCGCCAGTTACAATGAATGCTAATTTTGTTTCTCTTTCTCCTCCTACTGGGGGTAATGTTTCTGGAGATGCGAGTCCATATGGTGGTAGTGCTATACCTTTTGATCCTGATGATATTGTGTACGGATATACTTGTAGTTTGTTAAATGCCAATCAAGCTGTTGGAAATGTTCAATATACCTTGAATTACAAAAAAACATTTAATAGAACTCCTGTTTATAATTTGGGCGCGGCCAATGCTAGTTCTATGTTACTTAATGGAGTTGAATCTGAGATGAGTATAGATTCTACTGGTTTAAATTCTTTGATTGATTTTAGTGGTGGGGCAATAGGCTCTTCTGTAGTTTTGAGTTTAAAGAATATAGATGGCACAGCATTAAGTACAAATTTACCTAATGTTGGCATGGTTAATGGTTCTAAAGTTGTTACTCAGACTTATAGTGTGGCAGGTAATGACACAGTAAATACAAAAGCAACAATAAGACAAATAGATTTATAAAAATATTACAAAACTTCAATATAAGAAGTGTAAATATAATAAATGCCCCGAAAAAAATCGAGTCAATCTTCACCATTTGATTTTAGCTCTCAAATACACTCTATAAACTTCAAGCAAAGGGAGTTTAACTTTTCTAACAAACAGCAGTTATTGCTAGAGGCAGTCTTAGATCCTAAGATGAAAATTATTTTTGTTTCAGGACCAGCGGGATCTAGTAAGACTTACATGTCAGTTTATGGCTGTTTACAGATAATGTCTAAAGATTTTAGCAAAGACCTTATATACATAAGAAGTATTGCTGAAAGTGCTGACAAGGGATTAGGTAGTTTGCCTGGAGATATATCAGATAAGTTCAACCCATTTTTAATGCCGCTCTACGATAAGTTGGATGAAATGGTTCATGAAGGCGATACAGCCTACATGAAGAAAATAGAACGCATATCGGCTGTGCCAATTAACTATCTAAGAGGAGCTAACTGGAACAATAAGCTTATTGTAGCAGATGAGGCGCAAAACTTTACATTTAAAGAATTAACAACTCTGATTACTAGAATAGGGGAGAATACAAAACTAATTATATGCGGCGATTTTATGCAGAGCGATATAAATGGTAGAAGCGGTTTTAGAGAAATGTTTGATTTGTTTAATTGTGAAGAATCTAAAGAACAAGGTATAACTTCATTCAAGTTCAACAACAGAGACATAGTTAGAAGTAAAATTTTAAAATATATTGTATCTAAGATAGAAAAACACAAGAAATAATATTATTATAATATAACAAGGCAACCGTCTAAGCGACAGCGGCCATCAGCTTTTTATAAAAAGAGACAATGATCTTGTTACTTAAATATAATAAAAATAGAAAAAAAGTAATTTTTAATTATATATTATATAGCTTATGAGCCATTTTTTTTGTCATAGTTGTGGATTTAAAATAGAGTATTCTCGTGTTAAGCCTAATTTTTGTTCTAAGTGTGGTCAGCAGTTAGGGGTAAGTGAGGCTTCTGATACTAACACTTTAAGTGCTCCTGTTTTAGACGATTTAAAAGATGATGAGACAGGATCTGAATCAGTTCCTAACATATCAAAGATACAAGTAGATTATTCACTTGAGGGTTTTAAAACTCATACTTTGGGTTCATTAGCAGGAGGGTCACCAGATACAGGTGGCAGAAAACCCCGTTCAAAGTCTGTTAGCGAATTCCTTGATGAAAAAAGATCCGAAAAAGAGAACATATGAGGAATGCTATGAAATAATCGACCAAGCTATTCTAAAACAAAAATACAAGTGGAGATTGAATGCTATTAAATGGTTTGATTTTGAGGATGTACAACAAATTATAAAAAGTCATATAGCTAAAAAGTGGGATATGTGGGATCAGTCTCGCCCGCTTGAACCTTGGATTGGTAGGATCATATCAAATCAAATTAGGAACTTATTAAGGAATCATTATGGTAATTATACTAATCCTTGTAAATCTATGCATTTACCAAATCACAACCCTTTGAAGTGTGAGGTTTGTTGTAAATGGGCTAAAACTAAAAAAGTGGGATTGCAGATCAAGATTCCTTTATCTATAGAGGACTACTCTAAAGAGATACAAAACAGAAAGTATGATAATTTTAATTTTAAAGACTCACTCGAAAAACTTGACGAGTTGATGAAGAAAAAATTAAGCCGAATTCACTATAAAGCTTATAGAATGTTATACTTTGAAAAGAAAAGTGAACAAGATGTAGCTAAATACATGGGTTATAAAATATCCGCACAAAAAAATAAGTTGGGTTACAGGCAAGTTAAAAATTTAAAAAAGAAATTTTTACAGGTGGCCATAGATTTACTAAAAGAAAACGATATTATTGATAATGGAACTATCTGAAGAGCAAAAAAAATTTATAGACGAGAATGCTAATAAAATCAAGAATTTAATTGATTTAACTAAGCGGTGTTTCGAAGATGACACGCTAGATGGTAGATCTAAGCAGGGTCGTGCCGTCAGAAAGTATTTAGTTGAAAATTGTATTGATTACAAAACAACAGGTCGTGAACTAGTCGAAGTCATAGAACTAACACAACAACAAAAGGATTTTATACTAGAACAAGCAGAACAAGGATTATCATCTTTAGAAATAGCTAAAATAATCTTTGCTGATAAGCAAGTTAAGCCTTTATCTAATGAGCAAAGAACTGTGCTGGCATACATAAGGGAGATAAATCCTGACATCATGCCGTCACAAGACAGCGGCGCTCTGCATTCATACATTGCACCGAAGTCTCCGAGTCGAATCATCAAAAAAATCAATGATGCAACTGGATTAGGTCTAGACGACTCAAAAATAAACAGACAAAAACAAATATGTATTGAAAAACTAGGGATTAACTTAAGCAACTCCCGCTTTTTAAAAATAATTAATAATTATTTAAATGAATCAGATAGGGTTCTTTTTGAACATGAGTTTATAAGGTTAACTTGGGACAAACCTGATTTGACCGCCGATGAGATAAATCTATATCTCAATGCATGTAAGGAAGTTATAAACCTTGAGGTGATCAGCAGTCACTTAAACAAACTCAATGACATGTTTGACATAGCTGACGACCAAACAGAAATGAGCGTTAGGTTAGCTGAGATAATCAAAGCAAAATCACAAGAATACCATCAATGTGAAACTAGAATAGAAAATTTAACTAAAAAGCTTCAGGGTGACCGCGCTGAGAGAATGAAAAAGTCTCAGAAAGAAAATGCGTCATTTCTCTCTATAGTGCAACTTTTCCAAGAGGAGGAGGAGCGCAAAAACATGGTTAGAATAGCGGAAATGCAAAAACTAGCCGTTAAGGAAGAGTGCGAAAGGCTTGAGGGTATGGCTGAGTGGAAAGCTAGAATTTTAGGAATAGGGCCAGAAGATGTCATTTAATTGTAGAGAATGTGGCCAGACTTTTGAGACGTTGCGTAGTTTACACGCACACTTAAAAAAACACGACATGTTTGTCGGCGATTACTACGTCAAACACTTTGCAAAAAAAGACAGGTTTACTGGCGAGCTAATTCCTTATAAAAATTATTCACAATATTTTTCAAAAGATTTTATTAGCGCCGATAACATGAGACTTTGGTGCGAAACAGCACCAAAAAAAGAAGTAAAAGATTACATAGTGACTTCTTTTCAAAAAAAATTAAAAAATAAAAAACTATCAAAGATTCCTCCATCTACTTATTTAAAAAGTGGGGATATTCCAGATATAAATATTTGTAAGAAAATTTTTGGTTCTTTCAATGCCGCTTGTAAAAAAATTAAAATGCTACCAATGCTGTCAGATGCTTTGCCTGAAGATTTTAATCAGGACTATACTGATAGTAAAATTTTTATAGATACTAGAGAGCAAAATCCTTTATCATTCAAAAACCAAGAATTTTTAAAACTTGATGTTGGCGATTATGCTGTAATGGGTGATGATTTTGACTACACCTTTGTAGATAGAAAATCTTTTCAAGATTTCTGCGCTACAGTAACAATTGGGCATGAAAGATTTTTAAATGAGATAGAAAGATGTAAATCCTTAGGTTGTTATTTGTTTGTGGTCATTGAAACAGCCTTTGATGATATGGAGGCAGAAAATAGCAAGTCTTATAAAAAATTTAAATTAGATTATGTGTTTCACAAAATGCGTAACATACAAGCTGAGCATTCAGATTATTGCCAGTTTGTTTTTAGTGGCTCCAGAGATAAAAGTATATTTTTGATTCCTAAAATATTAATTTTAGGTAAAAAGC